CTGTTGGTAGGGCGCATAAATTTGCTGCATGTTCGTGGCGCGTGCTGCGTCGAGCGCCTGCTGGTTGAGCGCCTGGCCAGCTTGGCCAGTGTTGAAGAGAAAGTTTACGTCGCTCTGCTGCAGGCCCTGGGCCGTCTGCCCCAAAGCGGCTTGTTGCACGCCAAGCTGGCCAAGTTGACCGGCCATTGCACCGAGGCCCTGGGCCTGCTGCTGGCCGATGCCAAACTGTTGACCGGCCAACGAGCCAATGCCTTGGCCAAGCTGCTGGAACTGCTGCCCCTGCTGGCCGTAAATGCCAGAGGCCGTTTGCGCGGCCTGGTTCCGTGCTTGCGCGTTTTGCAACAACAAATTTGAGATGTTTTGGTTGATCGCTGACTCTTGGCCCGCCAACGCGCCGCCCTGAGAGGCAAAGTTGCCGTACTGCTGACCAGCCTGCAAAAACTGCCCTGCTGCACCTTGGCCCAGTTGGGCCTGTTGCACGCCCAGTTGGCCAAGGCCCTGGCCTGCGCCAATTTGGTTCTGCGCAAAACCCCCATACAAGTTAGCCGCGCCTTGGCCCAGTTGAGCCTGAGTTACCGCTTGTTGTCCAAGTGTCTGACCAATGTTGGCGTATTGAGCTGCTGCCGCTTGACCGAGCTGCGAGCCCTGTGTCTCTAAATTACCCAGCTGGCTGCCTGCTTGTACGCCAAGGCCTGCTTGTTGCGCGGCAATCTGAGCGGCTTGCTGCTGCAGCCCGCCCTGCGCCTGTGCGCTTTGACCGAACAAGCCACCGATCCCTTGAAACAGCTGAGACTGCTGCCCCGCTTGGCTGGCCTGCGTCTGCTGAAGCTGAGCCATTTGCATGGCAGTCTGAGCGTCAAAGCCCGCTTCTTGAAAGCGCTGCTGAGCGGCTTGAAGGCCGAGCTGGCCTTGTTGGCCAGCAGTTTGCGCCTGCATCTGCCCCGCTTGTGCAAGTTGCTGTGCTGCGCTTTGTCCAAGTCCTGCTTGTTGTGCGGCAATCTGCGCCTGTTGCCCACCGAGCTGGCCAATGCCTTGCCCCGCCTGCATCTGACGACCTTGCTGCTGCTCAAAAGCCTGCATGGCTTGCGCTTGCGCTTGGCTGTAGCCCTGCGACAAGAGGTTGGCGATGGTGCTGGACTTCTGGTCCATCAAGTTGCGCTGCATCTCTGCGCGCTGCACACCTTCACGCTCGCCGCCAAAAGCACCAGAGCGCACCGCTTGGGCCGACAAGCCCTGCTGGGCAATTTGGCCCTGACGGTCCATCTGGCGCATGGTCTCGTCAATCACCTGCTGGCGATACGGGTCCATGAAGCTTTGAGCAGATGCGGGATCAAAGGCCTGCGCGGCTCCCCCGAGCTGACTTATGCCCTGTTGTAGGGTGCCCTGCGCCTGATTGAAGCCTGGCTGCGCTGCTGCTAAACGCGCCTGTTGCGCTGCTTCAAACGCAGTGCCGACACCTTGGCCAAACCCAGGCTGCTGCGCTGCTTGCTGCGCCATAAAGGATGCTGCTCCGGCATCCCCCGTTGCGCCCCGTAAATCCTGCATTGATTGGCTAAAGTCAGACGGACCGGCCTGCCGAGCCGCCCCCATGGCTTGGCCTAGTGCCACGTTCTGGGCAATAAACCCAGGCTGCTGCGCAGCTTGTACAGCCATGCCAATGGACTGCTGGCCTTGCCCAAGGCCCTGTTGGATCGTTCCTTGCGCTTGGCCATAATTAGGCAGCGTGCTTGGGAGAAAATCTGCAGCTCGACCCAGCATCGACTGTGACTGATTTAAATCAGCACTTCTTGCGCCCAACGCCAACTGCTGTGCTTGAGTCAGCCCACCAATACCTTGACCAATCGTTGATGTAGCGGGGTTCAAGTTGGCTTGACTGGAGCCTGCCGCGAGGTTCTGGGCCGTGGACAACGCGCCAAGGCCCGACTGCAGGTCTTGACGCGCAGCGCCAAATTGCCCCGTAGTGTCGGACTGGGCCGTGCGCCGTGCAGCGCTGTCCAAGTAACTCAGGCCTTCGTTGATTTGGCCAATGCCTGCAGTGGTGTTGGCAGCCGCTTGCCCTGCCTGCCGCATAGCGGCCTGCGCGTCAAAGAACTGGTTACGGGTGTCCGCCCCGCGCAGCGTATCGGCGGCCTCCCCAGTGGTGCTGTAGGCGGACGCCAATGCCGTATTCGCATTATCCATGTAGGGGTTGTATGAACCAATGCCCTGCCTTGCGGCCGCGTCTAACGCAGCTTGCTGAGCAGGAGTAAACCCCGCTACGTTGTACGCGCCAAACTGTTGGAGTTGAGAGGCCAAAGTAGGGCGAGTAACCCCCGCTTTGTTTGGGGCCCCGAACGCCAGCGACTCGGCTTCGTCCAGCAGTCGCATCCGAGCATCTTCGATCCTCGGGGCTTCCGCCATTATCTGTGTGGTAGCTTCGGTTGCCATTTATTTCCCCTTTACAGGACCGCCTTCAAGCATTTTCATAAGTTTGTACATGCGCGCCGCGCCTTTGCGACGACTCCCACTACCTGCATTACGCACTGCCTTGGCCGTAAACACGAATTCCCCGTCCGACAGCATGGCGGGGATTTCATCCGACGTCCCGGTGCCAGGCCCGTTAATAGGCCCTGTCTTGCGGGGGAAGTTTGTGGGTTTTGGCGAGCCGCCCTTAGCGAAGTTTTGGGCGTACACCTCGTCTAGGCGGCTCAATGGCGTGTTTTGTTCGTACACCAAAGGCACGCCGTACATTCCGGCGAGATTGTAGGGCTGCGCCACGGCCCCAGGCGACCGCGTAACGCCCGTAGGCGCTGATGTCGGAGCGTTTGGCTGCATCGGTAACGATGCCGAGTAATCGGTAGCCACAATTGGATTGCGGGGCGTAATCTGGGGGATTTCTAGGCCGTAGCCCCCGCCCCTGATAAATGCGTCGCGCTCTTTTGCTATCTTGACACTCTCAAGATATCGCTCTTTTTCCGCCTCTGAGATCGGGTTCAATTCCGTCTTGTCTTTGAAGCCCCCAGCCAGGGCTGCAGCCCCAAGGCCAAGCCCAATTTTTGGAATTAAGCCAGAGAAGAAGCTCCCCGATGCGGCAGGAGCAGCGGCGGCAGCTCCTGCTCCCAAGGATGCGGCCGCGCCAGGGGCTGCGCCCAGTATGGCAGGAGCAGCAGTGCCCGCGCCCAAAGCGGCAGATGTCCCTGGAACCGCACTCAATGCGCCAGGGCCCGCAGCTGCGGCAGGAGCCGCAGAGCTAAACATGGATTCAAAGAACCCCTTAGGAGCCGGAGCAGCGCCAATGGGCTGCGTATTAAATGACATTTGCTGGCCAAGCTGGGGTTGGGACGAAAGCATGCTCCGGGCGGTGCCATCGTTTTGCATCCCCGCGAAGGGGCTATCGCCCTGCGTGCCCAGTTGTGCTTGTGTCTCAGCAGGCGCTGGTTGGCCCTGGAAGGCCTGCAGCGCAGCGGCGGACAGCCCTGAAGAAAGGCCCATCTTCAAGGCGTCTTTGGTGCTCAAGCCCCCTAGTTTGCCGATACCCGCCCCGACAATGCCAGTAGCCAGGCCTGTGTTAAGGGCACCACCTGCGGCCCCTGGCAAGAAAGAGCCAAGAGACTGTATGGGGTTAAAGCCTCCAAGGGTTCCACCTGCTCCAAAATAGCCGGTGGCTCCGGCCATCAGAGCCTCTTTGAGGCTGCCCCCACCTAACATGGTGACGCCCCCAGAAACAAGGGCCATTGTCCCTGCTTTGCCTAATGTCGCGCCAATCGCTGTGGGCCCGAGAAGGGTGGCCAAGCCTACCGTGGCAATGATCTTCCCAATAGGGCTCTTGACTATTTTTTTCGCTACGTCAACTACCTTTTTAAAAAGGTTTTTCAAGAAAAACTCAGGCAAACCGGTGGCAGGATTGATTGTGCCGGAGCCGCCTTGGGCTCTGAGCATTTGCGCTTCCCCCGGAGTGATGTGCGCAAGCATGGTGTCGCCATTGCGGCCTTGAGAAGCCATGTAAGAGGCAACGTCGGCCAAGCCCCCTTGGGCCATGGCCATCGGCTGGTTCCCCTCTAGGCCCTGCATAGCGCCCTCGCCCTGCACCGGGGGCATATCCATCATGGGGGCCTGTGCCCCTTCAAACTGCATCAACTGCATTTCATGGAGAAGAGTAATCAAGACACCCAAGAACTCGGGGTCAAACTCTTCTGGCAAATCTTCCTCATCAAGCGCGCCGTTGTTGACAAGGTTCTGGCGTAACTGGCTGTACTCAGCAGGGTTCTGAGACATGTAGACCAGTGCCTCAAGCATTGAGGATATTTCGGCGGCCGAAAGCTCCACCTCCGCCAAGTTTTGGCGCATGGTCTCTTTAAGTACCGCGTACTCCTCTGGGCTTTTCTGTTGGAGCACCGATTGCGCTGCATCATACGAATCAGCGCTTGAGACAGTGAACGGTTCGTTTACGGGCTGCTCGCCCTGCATGGGCATGCCTTGGGGCAGCGCCATAATTCCTTCTTCACCCATGATAGTCCTTTCCAGTTTTTGCCAGTAGCCTCACGTGGGGCTGCGCGCCGGGAAAGGACGCGGTAATGGCTGAAATTATCCAACAGAATGCCCAGTTTTGTCCACTCTTCATGACCTGTCTGTCTCTAGGAAGGACAGGTGAAAGTCAACTGTTGCTACGCTGGAGGTCACTTTTAAGATATCCCCAGTTTCCAAGATGCAAGGGACGCCGCTAAAAGCGTCCATGGTCTGGTTCGTGGGCAGCGGGTAGCCCTTTAACAGTGCGAAGGCCGTGGCCCCTCCGCTTGGGAAGACGTTTACTGACAGTGTAGCCGGGGACGCGTTGCGGTTGGTCACGCGCAGGGACGAGACAATGGCCGTATTGGCAGCAGGCACGGTGTAGATTGTCGTCTCCGTGGCCGCTGACGGGGTGAGGTGCTTGCGCAGGTATTTGTTTGACATGGTCAGCCTGCCGAAAGAAAGTTAATTGTGAGTATCACAGAAGGGATCGCGGGCCGTGTGGGGCTCACGCCAGCGGCATAGCTCTCCAAATATACGTCAATGTTGTTCGACCACCACGCGATCTCGAGGTAGTTCACAGAAGGGTCCGTGACAGTGAAGATGCCTGTGATAGCGGGCACCACATGAGACCATATTGTCGCGCTCTTGCGTACCGGTATATCAAAGCGGGTGTTGCTGAGCGGGTAGTTCACACCCGTGTCCTTGGCCCATATCTCAAACTCCGCCACTGTGTTGCTGCGGTTGGTCACTTGCAGCGTAAACGTCACCAGGTACTGGCCCGAGCAGGGCACGTAAATCTTGCTGTTGTCCACCACGCGAATGCCATTGCTGAGCGCCACGGTGTCGTAGGTCAGGATGTTTTCGCCGGTAATGCCTGCATTGACCTGGTCCACGCTGGACAAAAGCATGGCATGGGGCTGCAGCATGCCGTTGGACAGCTGAAAGCCTCGAAGGCCTCCGGCAAAGCCGCCGCCCGCACCGCCGCCCATACCCATCCAAGTGGCCGCAGCCGCAGTGTCTTGGCTGGTGACAGGGGTGTAGGTGTTGTTGAGCTGAAGAATAACCTGCTCAAGCGAACGCACCAGCTGGTTGAACTGAGCCGGGTCGTATCCCCCAGTCGACGCGTTGGGCAGACGGACGTTGGTGATCTTGCTCATCGGATGCCGTCCGGCTGAATGTCAACCCGCATCGTGCCAAAGCGCCAGGTGGTGTCCAAGTCACCGCTTTCAATGCGCAGCTGAATCTGTCGGCCGCGTGCGCGCGTGTCCACCTTGTCAGTGGTGGGCGTGATGATGTACGGGTCCAGGGAGCTGGGCGTGGCGCTCGTTTGCGGGTACAGACGCAACAGCAGTCTGACAGTGATGTTGCCTACCTGGTTCTTAAAGTCAGGAATAAAACGCTTCATGAACAGCACTTGGTCGCCATCGCCGATATCAAAATACCCAGAGTAAATGTAGGCGGGAAGAGGCAGGCCGTCGTCATTTACGCCAGTCTCTTGGTTGTACAGGACGGACCTTCCGGGGGTAAGGCCGACGATGGGGGTAAGACTCGTCTGTGTTGCATCGGGGTCGTATTTAGTGGCCAAAGGATGGGAAAATGCCCCGATGTCCCGCCACGCAGTTCGGGCCAGTGTGCCGATAGACCAGACGTTTTCCAAGTAGTTGTACGTCACCGACCGATTGACATACGAACTGTCAGCTGTGGGGTAAAACCATGTTACCTCGTTGAACTGGGTGTTAATGGCCACGTTGACCGCAAACCCCTGTCCGAGGTTGATGTTGTCGTAGACGTAGTCTTGCACAGACGACGGGATTTTCTTCACCGTACCATCGAACACAAAAAAGGCATCCTTGCTCATCCAATACGCCACGCCGTTGACGTCAGCGCAGGCATGCGGGCCGATGATGCCGCAGTTGGCCCCCAACTGTTGAAAGCCGAAAGTGTAGGGGGGTCCGATGTACTGTTGGCCGTGCAAGGACGTGTCTGTCCAAATCAAAATTTGGCCTCGCGATCGCAGGGCAGAGACGATCTCGTTGCCGTCCGTGAGCCGTTGTCCGCCCGCCGTGTTGGTGGCGGTGGCCACAAACTGGCCGATGTCCTCTTGGCTTGAAAACCGCACAAACATCGGGTCCTGGCTGGTGGGGTCACCAAGCACGGACTCTGTGCCAAAGCAAACCAAGTGCCGGTCAGGCGTGGAGATCAGGGCAAAGGCACTTCGTGTGGGCGCGCCTGCGATGGCCGTGGCCCGTGTTCCAAGGCCCGAGGTTGGTGACCATTGAAATATCTGCCCATTCACGAGCTGCATGATCAGGTCTTCGCCGTAGTTGTCAAACTGCCAAACTCGGGAGCCCAATGCAAGGCCTAAAACGGTGGGAGGACGGGGGGTGTTCCAAGCAAATGCGTTCCACGCACCTGTGTTCCAGCCGTAATCAAAGAAACTCACGTCACTTCCGACGTTGATCTGATACACCGCGTTGGCCGTTCCGGCAGTGGAGGCGGTAGAGGTGGCAGCGGTCGGAGAAACGATGGTGTACTGAGCGCCGCTCAAGACTTGTTGAATCTCAAACTCCCCCGTTAAGCTGGCGTCGGGAATGCCACCAGGATCGCCGGTGACCGTGTCAAAAGTGACAAAGTCCCCCACCCCCGCACCGTGGACGGCGTCGTTGACAGTCACCGTGGTCGATCCGTTGGTTGTGTCAAACGTAACGGTGTCAGTGCCCCGAATAGGGGTAATGTCGGCCCAGTCCCCGCCGTAAAAAACATAGACCTTTCGGTTGGTGCCAAGGACCATGTACGGCGTCCCATCCAGGGCGTTCCAAGTAAAGACCTCAGAGACGGACCCTACAAAATAAACCTGCGGGCTGTTGAACGATTGCCAGCCGCCAATCTTCTCTGGCAGGCCGTAACGAAAGCGCGTAAAGTCCCCGTCTACCCAGCCACCTTCAGCGCCGTATTCGGTGTTCTGCTTATCAATTCCGGGCTTGAGAAAGAGTCGAAGAAGTGGCATTTTTACCCCTTTGCAGCTCGCATGTTGTCAACCAGGTTGGGGTATGGACGACCTGCTTTCTTGGCGGCGGCTTTCGCAGCCGCTTTTTTTGCGGGGGCCAGGGCTTTCGGTTTGCCAAGGCTTTTTGGACGCTCTTTGTCCCAGACAGGCGTGGCTTTCATGAAGGGCTCCAGTCAAAAATTCTGTGGTATGCGGCATTTTCGCACTTAACTCAGGAACAGCGCAATCTCAGCTTCCCTGCGTTTGACGAGCCCCGGCAGGACTTTGCCTCCTCCCTTGTTCCAAACACGAAACGCCTCGGCTGCGCCCTCCCAATCACCCCGGTTGGCACGCATGCGGATGGTGCTGCGCTGAAGGTTGCCTAGCCCGAAATTGAAGGATATAGAGACCAGAGCGTCAAAGCTGCCTTGACGGCCAACACAGCCGGGAACAAGTCGTAGAACACCGCGTTCAAAAGTTGCGACGTCCTCGCGGAATAGTTGGTCGATCTCTGCTTTCGTCCAGACACGGTTGTCCTCCGGTTTCAAGGGCATCTCTTTGCGGATCATGGGGATGGTCTTGCCCTCCACGCGCACCACAGGCAGCCTGATCTGTTCTTGGTACAGGACGTGGCCGTAGCCAATCGTCCAGATGTGAGCCGGGCAAAGATATGGTCGAGAGCGAAAGCCCTCGTACTTGTGCATCAAGTCTTCCCCGGCCTTACTCAGCTTCACTTCTTGCCCCAGCTACGGCTGCCGAACCAAAAACCGATGATGCTTCCAAGCATAGCCATCTCGTCAGAACCGAAGATCAGGTCGGAGTAGCGGATGATGTCGTCAATGCTGGTGATTAGGCCGGGGTTCATAAACATGTACCAGACCATGCAGAAGTTGATCAGAACCAACTCAATCACAAAGATGTAGGTCACAGTGGGGCGCACGGTCCCCACGTAGCTGGATACCCATGTACTGGCCTTTTCAAGCACCTTGGCGTCATGCTCCAGAGCCGCCTCAGTCATCCGGGCGTCTGTCTCCATTGCCACCTGCTCGGTGCGGATTTCCTCAATACGTGCCTGAGCGGCAAAGCCAGCAGCGGCCAGCGCCAATTCACGTTCCGTCTGGACACTTGCCAGCTTAAGTTCGTGCGCTTGGTCTGCCTTGTTCTGAAAGTATTCCAGCAATTTAGGCAGGCCGGAGATCAGCAGACCCCCAAGGGTTGAGATGAGGGACAGCATTATTTCTTCTCCATCTGAGCTTCAATGACCGCAATTTTTTGGCGGTTGTACTGAATGTCGTCCCGGTTCTTTTGAATCTCGGTGGACAGGTCTTGGCGTAGCCGCTCACGCGCAAGCTCCGCGCCAGTGTTGGTTGCTTGCTTGTTGTCTGATGTAACAACCAAGCTGATCTTGCTGTTGAGGATCGTGACCTCGTGACTCAAGTTGGACAGCGCCGACATAAGGTACACCACGCAAGAAAACAGCAGCGGTAACACTGCGAACGTGAGTTTTTCAATCAACGCGCCTTTTGCAGATTCATCAGCCATGTCAGGCTCCTTTGGATGTGGTGATGGAGTCCTCCCCCTTGGCGACTGTTACCTTGTCGCCTTCCACGGTAACCTTCATGGGCGGCTCCTTGCGGTCCAGACGATCCAGCTTGTCGATCAGGTTCTTGATGACCTCAAACTCAGGCTTCTCCTGCTTCGGTGCGGTGCCAGCAATGCCGTTCAACATGGAGATCAAGGCCGTCAGCGCAGCACCCAGTAGACCCATCACAGCAGCAATTTTGTCTGCTTCCAGAACAATAGACGCGCCTACCCCGATGGAAATGATCAGGGTGATGTAGAACAAACCACCTTCACCGATGGCCTTGCCAGCAACCTCCTTGGCAGAGTTCTCGGCGTGCAGCCGCTTCAGTTCCACCTCGGCTTGCGCTTTGATGACAGCCAGCTCATGTTTCAAATTTTGCTCATCCATGCATCACCCCAGTACAAAAAAGACAGCCCGCGCCGTCCATATGGTCAACGCCACCAGACTGGCCGCTGCGATAAAGGCAACGATCCAATCCCTCATTGCAGACTAGCCTTGGCCCACTTGCTGGCGGACCACCTCCAGCATGACTTTGGCCTTCTTTTGCTCTAGCGTTTCAGAAGATAGCAGCCCGCGCAGTTGCTCTGTAAAACCGGACAATTCAGCGCGCTCGTCTGGCGGCAAACTGCTGATTTTTTCCAGTGCAATAGTGTAGTTGTCAATGTTGATCTGGTAGAGCATGACCTCTTGAACGCGAGCGTCCAAAGATGCGGCCAGGATTTCTTCGCGAGTTTGAGATGCGTTTTCCATAAAAGTTTTTTAAGGAGTGAATTGTGTGAAGGCTACCCCGTTGCCAGTGCCTGTTGGAAGCGTGGCTGGGTTAGCATATTTGGTCCCAAACCCCGACCCTGACCATGGATAAGCGGTGATGAAGGGCGTTGTAGCGTGTGCCACTGCAAGGTTTGAGCCGTCAGAACTGAATGCTACCCCGAGGCCATTGCCTGTTGGAAGCGTGGCTGGGTTAGCATATTTTGTACCAAACCCGGACCCTGACCATGCGTAAGCGGAGATACGGGGAGAAGTATCATGTGCTATTGCAATACTCGCGCCGTCAGGGCTAAACGCTACCCCGTTGCCATCGCCTGTTGGAAGCGTGGCTACAGATGGGTTACCTAATTTTGTACCAAACCCGGACCCTGACCATGCGTAAGCTATGATAAAGGGCGTTGTATCGTGTGCCAGCGCGATACTCGCGCCGTCAGGACTGATCGCTACCCCGTTGCCAATGCCTGCTGGAACTACGGGTATGTTAGTGTATCTTGTGCCGAACCCAGACCCTGACCATGGATAAGCTGTGATGTAGGGGAATCCATTGTGGGCCACTGCAATGTTTGAGCCGTTAGGGTTGAATGTTACCCCGTTGCCAAGGCTTGGTGGAAGTTCGGCTGGGTTAGTATATTTTGTACCGAACCCAGACCCTGACCATGGATAAGCGGAGATAAAAGGAGAATTATCATGTGCTATTGCAATACTCGCGCCGTCAGGGCTAAACGCTACCTCGTTGCCATCGAATGTTGGAAGTGTGGCGGGGTCAGTGTACTTCGTACCAAAACCCGCCCTTGACCATGGGTAGGTTGTGATGAAGGGCGTTGCATTGTGGGCCACTGCAATACTCGCGCCGTCAGGGCTAAACGCTACCCCGTTGCCAGTGCCTGTTGGAAGCGTGGCTGGGTTAGCATATTTTGTACCAAACCCGGACCCTGAC